TACGTTTAATCTCATTAAGATAGAAATCGTCATGCTGACTACGCTGTGAACGCTTTTCAGGACTGAATTCTAGCTCTTTGGCACGATAGTATGTGGATGGAGCAATCGGTAGTACTCTACAGATTGGCTCGACTCCATATTGTGGTTTGTGGTCATCTATAAAATCAACCATTACTTGGGTTTGCGGCCCGTCTCCGCCTGGGCGAAAAAAGCAGCAGCTTTCTTTATAATTTCATTGGCTTGCTTTAACTCTCTGTTCTCACGTTCAAGCTCTTTGATACGCTCGGCTTGGCTTTGAGCTTGAATGTTTGCAGGAATGGTTTTATCAATGTGCTTTTTATGCCATGATCGTAGGGTCTCAGGCGTGCAACCTATCTTTGGCGCTATGGCTTTGATGGCTGACCAGGTGGATGGGTAGTCGTCTTTAGCTTCAATTAGCATACGGACGGCGCGCTCTTTCATTTCAGGGGTATAGTTTCGTGTTTTCATTGTCGTATTCTCTCAGAAAGTTGAGTCTCCGACAATCTCGGGGCGGTTCAGTATAAAAAATAACAGGATGTCAAAGTGCCTAATTTAATACATTTCGAATACGCTCAAACAGGCGCTAGCTCAAACGAAAACTCTATGGGTATGCGATCAATGCAAGCACGAGCCTATGCTGCTAGAGGTAGCCAATACCTATTGCTAAAAGCGCCGCCTGCATCAGGTAAATCACGCGCGCTCATGTTCTTGGCACTGGATAAGCTACATAATCAAGGCATTAAAAAAGCCATTGTAGCGGTGCCAGAGCGATCTATTGGCGGGTCGTTTAGCTCTACAGAATTAAGTAAGTATGGTTTCTTTTGTGATTGGGAGATTGATGATAACAACAATCTATGCATTCCTGGTGGTGAAAGCAGTAAGGTCAAAGCGTTTAAGCGTTTTATGGCAAGCGATGACGAGATATTGATTTGTACACACGCTACCTTACGTTTTGCCTTTCAGGAAATAGAAGATAGCGTGTTTAATGACTGTTTGCTCGCTATTGACGAATTTCATCATGTGTCTGCCGATGGCGATAACGTCTTAGGTGGTGTGTTGCGTAGCATCATGGCAAATACCAATGCCCATATCGTCGCTATGACAGGCTCATACTTCCGTGGCGATAGCATCCCTGTGCTGACACCTGAAGATGAAGCTCAGTTTGATAAGGTTTCTTTTAACTATTATGAGCAGCTCAATGGTTATAACTATCTAAAGTCACTTGGTATTGGCTATCACTTTTATCAGGGTCGCTATACTGATGTCATTCATGAAGTGCTCAACTCAGAAGAGAATTATGGCAAAAAAACCATTATTCATATACCAAACGTCAACTCGGGTGAATCAACCAAAGAAAAATATGATGAGGTAGATGCTATTCTTGAAGTGCTGGGTGAGGCAGGAAAGAGGGACCCTGAAACAGGCGTTATTCCTGTAACAAGGCCTGATGGAACGGTCATTAAGGTCGCAGATTTAGTCGAAGAAAACGACCGAGATATTATCCAAAATTATTTACGTAATATGAATCACGTAGACGATATGGATATCATTATTGCTTTGGGTATGGCAAAAGAGGGTTTTGACTGGGAGTGGTGCGAGCACGCACTTACTGTTGGATATAGAAGTTCACTGACTGAAATTATTCAAATTATTGGTCGTTGTACTCGAGATAGCGAAAATAAAAGCCACGCCCAATTCACTAACCTTATCGCTCAACCTGACGCTGCAAACGACAACGTGACTATTGCTGTAAATAATATGCTTAAAGCTATCACTGGCTCTCTATTAATGGAACAAGTGCTTGCCCCTAATTTTAAGTTCAAAACAAAAAAAGATGGTGATTTTGAACCGACGCCACCAGGAACAATGAAAATAGGTGGTTTTAAAGAACCTAGCACCAAGCGCACTAAAGCTATCATAGAGTCTGATTTGGCTGATCTGAAAGCCGCTATCTTGCAAGATGATAAGGTCATTGCAGCTTCGGCAGGTAAGATCGATCCTGAAGTAGTGAATAAGATCCTTATACCGAAAATAATTCAGCGTAAATATCCTGATTTGACTGAAGCTGAAGTTGAAGAGGTAAGGCAGCAAGTGGTAGTCGATTGTGCAATAAGCTCAGCAGAAGTAACCGAGCAAGGCGGTAAGAAGTTTATTCGTATGGCCGACAAGTTTATCAATATTGATGAGCTACATATTGACTTGATTGATCAGATCAATCCTTTTCAAAAAGCATTTGAAATACTTTCAAAATCCATCACGACAGATGTGCTTAAGCTCATCCAAGAATCTATTGAAACCACTCGTATTCAAATGGACTTTGAAGAGGCTAAATTACTGTGGCCTAAAGTTAAGCAATTTGTGCATGAAAAGGGTCGTGAGCCTGATTTGAATAGCTCAGATTTCAATGAAAAAAGACTTGCTGAATGTGTCATTTATATTAAGCAACAAAAACGCAAGAGAGTGCCTGCATAATGAGAAATGAAGAGTGGCAAGTGATAAAGTCTATGGAGTTAGATGATTGGCTAAGCTTCATTGATAGTGATGATGACTTAGGGCTTACGACGATTAAAGCAAAGTCGCGGGTACCTACAGCAGATGAGCACTTAGTCGCTAAATTCCAAGAGATAAGCGACTTTTACAACACTAATAAGCGTTTACCTGAAAATAATATGGCAAATATTAGTGAGCTTATGCTGTTCAAGCGTTTAGAGTCTATTAAGAACAACGATGAGCAGTGCCGTGCTTTAGTGGATTTTGATGAATTTAACCTGTTACCACTTACGCATGAAGTCACTGCACAAGAACCTGAACTGGTTGAAAGAGAGATCAATTCATTTGAAGATATCTTTGAAGATGATGATTTTGGCTTACTCGGTGACTCTGATCAGAGTATTTTTAACATCAAGCATATTAAGGCAGATAAACGTGCTGAGACTGACTTTGTCGCTCGCCGTAAATCATGTAAGGATTTTGATAAATATAAAGACTTGTTTCCTATTGTTCAGCAACAGCTCAACAGTGGTCAACGTAAGATTATTGAGTTTAATGATAAAGGTGAAAACTTAGTAGTTGGTGAGTTTTATATCTTGAGTGGCGTATTGCTTTATCTAGAGGAAGTAGAGTTTAGTAGTGACGCAAAAACAGTAAACGGTAAACGGTTTAGAAAGGACGGAAGAACACGCTGTATATTTGAAAATGGCACAGAATCAAATATGCTTTACCGCTCTCTTGCTAAGGCCCTTTATGCTGACGGTAAAATAGTCTCTCCTGTTGGTGAGTATTTTGCTGATATCAAAAATATCAACGAGGATGATGAGTCGGCTGGCTTTATTTATATTTTAAGCAGTCAAAGCCAAGACTCTCGCATCCAAGCCATACCCAATCTATTTAAAATAGGCTATTCACGCACACCAGTTAAAAAGCGTATTGCAAATGCTGCCAATGAGCCTACTTATTTAATGGCTCCAGTCGAAGTTGTTGCCAGCTATGAGTGCTATAACATGAATACGCAAAAGTTTGAAAACTTAGTACATACCGTATTTAAAGATGTTTGTATCGATGTTGAAGTTGCAGATTTGCAAGGTAATATGTGCAAACCTAGAGAATGGTTCAGTGTGCCTTTAGAGCAGATAAACACAGCGATTGATTTGATAGTGAGCGGGCAGATTGTAAATTATAGGTATAACTCGACTACTAAGAAGATAGAGCTATGCTGAAGAAACCGTACAACTAACTTGATAAACTAAGCGTATAAATTTGAGTTTACTATACCAAGAAGATCAGAACCTACAGTGCAGAATTTAAAGTTAGAGCAAACTATTCTACACAGCATAATGAAGCAGCCATATAAGCTATAGTTTGTATGGCTGTTTTATTTGTTAAATTCAGTGAGATGTTTTTCGTAAAATTTACTTGAGAAAATATAGGTAAAAAACTATTTCTATCCCACGGCACAGTAAGATCTAAAGTTATAAAAAACCTGCCAAATGCACGTAAAGTAAGACTCTCAGGATATTATTGCAAATTATACTATCCCACGATCTATCCCATCGTGGGATTAGACTCAAATTGCAGACATAAAAAAACCTGCTCGAAAGCAGGTCTAGTATAGGTTTGAGAACTTTTATCACTATCCGAAAATGGTGGGGCTGGAGAGACTCGAACTCTTTTTGATATAGCTTAATATAAATCAGTTAAGAATAAATATAATTAAATCATATATTTATGATAAACGGTTTTGATTGATTTAAACTGACTTACTGCGAACTGCGTCAAAAACTGCGTCAAATTTTACGCTTTGTATTCAGGGTAATATGGTTCGCTGCGATGGCGGGAGTTGAACCCGATTACATCACATTCTATCACACGCTATCAAACTAGGGCTTATTAAAATCAATGACTTACGATAACACAATGTGATTAGATGTGATAGCGTATGACGATAGGATGTCAAGAATCATGTCACAACTTAAACATCACTTCCCAAAACTATAGCAGATTAGGCTTTACAGCCAACCCCAACATGCTCAGCAATGACGTCTGCAATCTCACGCGCAATCAGCCATTTCTTAGCCTGGTACATGGCAAGCTCTTTTGGATTAGAGATGAAAAACAACTCTAAAATTATACCACCTTCACGTACATAGCCTAGTCGTGAATGTTGGCCGCTATTTTCTGGTTTAAAGCCGCCAGCAGGACCACGCACGGGAATGCCCATCACATCGCTGACTGCCTCGCATAGTTTTTGGCAGATTGCCTTGTCCTTTGGTTGTGCCAATGCCTCAACGCCACCAGCGGTTTGCAAGTGAAAAGCATTGCAGTGAAACTCAATAGCGACTTCACCTTGTTTGATAAGCTTAATCGCTTGGCGCAATGTTTGATTTTCATTACCACGCCCATCTGTGACAACGTCAATGCCTAAGTCTTTTAAGCAGTACGCGACGATATTGCGCATATCAGTTGTGATTTCTGCCTCGGTGATGTTGCCGTTTACTGCGCCTGGGTCAGTATTGCTATGACCGGCGGTGATTACTACTTTAGCCATGATATTTACCTTATTTTAGACATTAAAAAAGCCTCTAAATAGAGGCTGTATTTAATGCTGATTATTATTTACCAAAGATTGCAAACGCTGCATCTTTAACTTCTTTTATCACCTCAGCAAGCGTCTTGCCCTGCCACAATGCTATAGCTTGATAAACAATGCCGATTGCAAGCATCCCGAATACTGCCCACATAAGCATGACAAAACCATGAGTCATAACGCTGTAGTTTTGCAATTCGTAATATTCGATAGATGCCGCGCCGCCATACAGACTGATCGTAACAGCGATCGTAAACTTAATGATGACTGAAATATTGACTTGCATCCTACCGTCCCTGCCAATGTCGCCGCTTAGCATCAGACCAAGAATGGCGCCAATGACAGCTGCAAAAACTTTGGGCAGAAACACCAAAAGCTTTAGTAAGATTATGTCCCAAAAAGGGGTGTTATTTGGCATTGCCTCTCCTCAAATTTTTGATAATAAAAAACCCCGATTAATGGGTTTGTTTTATTGATACTTACGCATTGAGTATTCGGCAATCAAATTACGCACAGCAGCGTTTTTGCTCAAATCCTCGTCAAAAACCATTACGTGCCCAATATCACCGACAAACTTTGACGCCTCATTTGCGTCTGACCAGCGACCGAGGTTGACTGCACCAGCCGCCACTCTGCTTATCGTAAATGGGTCGTTATTGGTGCTAGATAGCTCATTCGCGTACACCTTTGCCTGCCCTGTCGTAGCGTCATACGCACCAATATAATTAATATTTTTATAGCTTTGTATGTCAGTATCAATACGCCCAAAGCCTGAGATTACGCTGATATGTGTATCACCAATATATGCGTTTTCATACGTGTCGGCAGCGCGGCTAAGTAATATCAAAGTTCCTGATTTTTTAGCTCGAAAGAACAGTACGATGGTTCTAATTTTTGAGCCGCTAAATAAGTTTACGGCTTGCAACCACTGCGAGCCGTTAAAAGCTAACCCACCTGCGCCACCAAATGCAGCAGCATTAAAGGTAGGTGCTGATGCTGTGACTGCTTGTTTAAAATGCAGTGCGTTTGCGCTTAAATCATTAACTTGCGTGACACTGGCGCCGCTTAACGTCATATTGCTAGTATCAGTTAAATCATAAAACCCACGCAACGTAGTAATTTTTAAAAGCTCGTCACGTATCTTGCTTGTGTCGTAGCTAACCAATTTCTGCAAACCTGCACCGCTGAATGATTCGTTTAATCTGACTATCTGACCCATTGCTATCTCCCAAATTAAAAATTATGTTTAAAAGTTACGCACCAGTTTTGTAATGGTTGCGATGTATAAGCTGATAGCGTGTTGTCGCTATCCCTGATGTTGCCACGCGCGCCTTGCTCTCTACCTGTTTTTTGATATGTACCGTTGTCAAAAGCGTAGGTCAAAATAGCACCTGTCGGCACTGGGGTGGACAGTGTGATAGTTACTTGCGCATCACCTGTTTTGGCAACATCAGTGATAGTCACTGCCCCTGAATTTTTGAGCACAAAACCCTTATGTAAGTTATCAGCCCCTTCTAAAACTTTGACAGTATCAATAACTAATGGTGGTTTAGGTACGTCAAAATCAATGACTATTGTACTTGCTACACTTGTGATATTGTTGGGCTGTAATGGTTTCCACGGTTTACCTTCAATGACCGCTTGACGATAGACTTTTGCATAATACTCGCCCAGGGTGCGCGTAGCTTCTGCGTTGATATGGGCATGGTCAACATAGTCGAAAAAGTATTTAGGACAAACTAAAAACATATCATCATTGTCTTGCGTGGCTTTTAGTTGCAAAAATGGTGTGACAAACGTACTGCGCGTTGCTTCTGTTTTATAGCCTGACATTGAGGACACTTGACAAAGTAGCATGACGACATTGTCTGTTTGACCGTTTACTGCCTTAATGTCTGCGTTATAATCGTTTAGCAGCTCACGTAGGTTTGCATCGTAACTGGTGTTTCCTTCTGCACCGTCTTGCTCGCCGTGGATCATAAACACGGCATGGACGTTGCTGCCACCATCTAAGTTTGCAGCATACTGAGCTTGCTTAATGATTTTTTCGTAAACGCCTGACTCGCCACCTTTTTTAATTTGAGCGTAAGATTTACCACCCCATGCCTGACCACTCATTAACAACGTTCGGTCTATAGCAACCGACAGTAGTTTCTTAGCGAAGCCTGTACTGATAGTTTCACGCACCGCCTCAGCTAGTGGCTTGATGTAAGGCGTAACGCTCTCAGAGTTTGAGCCGATAGGACTGTTGGTAAACTTAAAAGCATTATCAGGATATGGTGCGGTAGTCGTGATTGCTACGTTAGCACCACCCTGCGCTAAGCTTTGACCCGTTGTGATAACTTGCTCATATTTGCGTTTATTTGCGTATAGCAATCGCTCGTTAGTGCCATCTATATCAACCGCATACTCGGCAAGCGAACCGCGCTTGTTTGATACAAACTTGGCTGACTTACTATTTAAAAAACTAGGCGCTTGATTGACCCCATCGCTTGTTAATTGCTTGGAGTTGTTGCCGTTGATGTAGTAAATATCGCCATTGTCAACAGCTACGCTGCCACTTGGTTTGTTGTTTGGTGTGTCAAAAGTACCGTCTTTTTTAACACCAAATCCTATGTTGCCGTCTGCATCTAGCACCGCATAACTGTAACTTTTATCATTACCAACTAGCGATTCAAACTTACCGCCAGTAGTAATAAGGTTTGCGTAATTATCAAGACCAACGCCAACCTGATTTTCTCCATCAATAACACCCCATTGCAGATTGAGATTATTATTACCAAGCTCAAAGGCGGCACTGTTTTTTGCTAGTATTGGCAAGCCTGTTATTTGCGATTCAATCTTAGTGCCCACAAAATTGTTGTACTTACTGTAAACCCATGCGCCAGATATTTTCTCGTAAATACCATTGCGATTAAGCGTCGGGTCGTTACTAACAACCGCGTAATCACCATCAGTTAATACGCTAGCAGACATTAAATCGTATGTCATAAAAGGTGTTGCACCAAGTAACCCGTTTTCCACCACCATTCTTGATGCCATTGGCGCTGACGCATACTCTGCACCCAATCGACTTACAACCATCTTATCTTCATTCGCAAATTCGCCCAGCGTGTCAGCATCAAGACTTGCGTCGGTTAGCTTGTTTAATGTAATCCGCTCTGCCATTTTTAAAGCTCCCACAAAAAAGCCCACCGGATTAGGGTGGGCATTGTTTAATTCAATTTAGGCTATCAAGCCGTTTATAAAGTCTTTGTCGTTTGGATAGTACTTGTCGCTATAGTTGATGCACGACAGACGATGAGACATTGGATTATCGCCGGGATCTTTGGTCGTCACGATATAGTTATCGCGGTCAAGGTCATCATGCAATACTAATTGATAAGTAGCGCGCACCACTGCATCCCAAGAGGTACTGATGGGTTGTGATGGCGCGCGGGTCAGTATCACTTCATTAGGATTGGTACTTGGCGTACAGCGGATATTGTCAACGATACCGGCAACGGTTTGTACAAACACAGTCGCCTGAGCTTTATCACCAAAATTGGCGGTGCTTGATAATGTCAAAACGAACTGACCAGCGCTGTTAACTTGCAAGGCCTCAACTGCGCCTTGCTGCGTGTCTGCGCGGTTCTGATCGGCGACATTGATTTGGTTCGTTGGTATCACAAATCCTGACTCATCGGCTGCGGTAAAAGAACACGTCTTATAAGCGTGTTGATTTTTCCAGTGCCGGCGCATCATGTGCATATGCGCTTGAACTTTATTGCGCACACCGACCAGATCTTTATTTTTGGTGTCAAAGTTGGTTGCAGATCCGTCATCGGGATAACGCAGTGTAACTTTCGCGTCGTCCACGGGGTCGGTATATGTCACTTCGACGCCGTCAAAGCCGTCACGTGGTCCAAATGTCTCACTATACTCAAAGCTGTCTGGCGTAATACTGTGACTGTTAAATGTCGCAACTGGGTAAGGCTCAGGACGCTCAAAGTGCAGACAGACTTTATTGTTAATGCGATAAGCGGTAAAAAATCCTGCCATCGCAACCGTCTGTATCATCTCTTCAGTTGTAATGTCCTTACTATCAAACGTTCCGCAGAACTGAGCACACAAATCAGTGCCAAAGTAAGCAATCTGCGCGTCAACTTCGGCCTTTATTTGCACCATATCCAAGTCATCAGCAGTCATATTGCTGGTTACTGGGTCAGTAGCAATGTCATATATGATGTCATCAATACGCTTGGATGGGATAAGTGCATCATTATTTTGCCAGTCACGCTCAAGACGCTGCGATAGCACAGTAAGCTTACGCTCTTTGAGCGACAGTGCGCCTTCAGTTGCGGCGGCTTTACTATATATTTTGGTAAACCCTGGTGCAGCATCGGCAGCAGTCATCAGCCTTGCGCCATAGAAGTCTGCTACGCGAATATCTTGCACAACACTGAAGCCTTTAGATGTTATAACCCGACCATGCTTGCGGCGTGAGCGCCAGCGCAGTCTTTTGCCTGTCGCCATGTTTGCATTTTCAATCTTGATTGTACTGGCGGCAGTCTGCGCAGCATCGGTGTTGCTGACATGAGCGCCTGACCACCAATGGTTGCCATCGCGCCAAACGCCTAATCCACCATTGTTTGCATAATCCGTGTATTTAGAGCCATATATAATATGCGTATCGATTTGCAGCGTTCCTGGTACTGGATTATTTGCACTATCAATAATTTCTGACTCAATTTCGACTTCAATGCCGATGGGTTCAAACGTCTGACCATCGGTGATATAAAGCCCGCCTGATGATAAAAAATTAACCATCACGAACTCATGGTCTTTTTCGCTCGTGTAAAACCAGCCCTGCCACAAGCTGTCCGATTGTGTGCTGGCGGTTGCCTCTATCTCAACCGTGTAATCTGCGTTGTCAGCAAGCTTTTGCCAGTCTGGGTTGATGCTCGCTGGGTTTGATAATGTGATCTGCGCTTCTGTTAGGTCGCTGATGGTATAGACACCGCTTAAACTATAGGTAGTCACTGGACCGACAATAGGTGGGTTAGCCGGTGGATCGCCTTGATCTACTGGGTCAGTAATGCCGTTGGCGGATTCAGCAGGATTTGTCTGCACAATGGTGATCGCATCTCCCACTTTGAACTGACTGACAAAGTTAAAGCCTGATTGCTCTATGATGCCACCGGCTCTAAAGACGGCTTTGTCTAATGTCAGATAGTTATCAGTAGGCGGTAGTAGTTGCCCGTTGACTGAAGTATAGCGTTTGGTTGCGAGACGGGATAAGGCTGCTTCGTCTGGGGTAAATGCACTGCCAAACTGATATGCGGGTGTATCGTCAAGTGTACTGTTTGCATCAAAGACCAAAACACCGCTGCCAAAGACTTGGTCCAGCGGTGTAGTGTCATCTAAAGCTGCTGTGACTAAATACCAGCCACGGCCAATCCACATGTAAGACATCTCGATGGCGCGGTTATTGATATAGACAGTATAAGTGGTTGCAACTCTGTCAGGTACAGACCATACCTGACCGTAAATTTCTGCAACTCGGCCGCCTTGCCTGAGCCGATTAGTGCGCTGCGCCAAAGCATTATTAGGGCTGGGCGGCGCATTGGTTGAGCCGGTCGGCACCACAGGCACGGGCATTAACAGAACAGCCGCAACTGTAATAAATGCTGATACTAATATCGGTATCCATGTCTCAGGCCCAGCAGGATAAGTGACGACATAGATAGTCCCGCCTTTATCATTTAATGCAATGATATCGTCAGGTGTATTGGGTGTCACATCAAAGTCAGTGTCCCAGGTTTCGTGATACCAGTAGGTGTTTGGTGGCTGTCCTTTTGGGTAAATGCCAGTAACAAGCTCAAACAAATCTTCACCGCGCACGATTTTGCAGTCAGAATTGTCGCAGGCGTAAGACATGGGATTGCGGACAACGATCAGTTCGATATTAGAGTGCATAATATTTTATCCGTCCGTGTTTTAGCGCTGCAATATGTGGTGGTACACACTGCGGTCCCGATTCAGTCATATGTATAATTTTAGCCTGATGGTAAATACCTGCGTGTAGCTCTTTGCCATGCATCAACACCAAGCACGGGTCGATAGGGTTATCGAGCGGGGCAAACTCTTTGAGCTTTGCAGTATTAACTTTGCGTTTGGTGCGTCCAGTCATCAGGTCGGCAACATAGACGCCCATATCACGGCCGGTAATATCGCGATAGACATCAACGGCAAAATGTAGGCAGTTATAATTGTCATCGTCATACCGCTTATTGTCGTAGTCAGATAAAACAAGCATTAGCTAGCGCCTCGCAATGTCGGAACCAAGTCAATAGTAAATATGACGCCAGTACTGGTTTTATTCAGCTGCTTCGCTTGGCACTTGAAGACAGCGCCACGCTTCTGCGGCTGATTGTCGGTTATTTCTAAGCCGCGCACGCTGGTCATTGGTTCGGTTAAGTCACTCGTTAGATACACACGATAATTAAGCGTTGGCCGTGTTGTTGAGTGTTGGCCACGGCGCAAACGATCAATCTCAAAAGGCATGATCTCACCGACATCACCGATGCCAATGGTAAAGCTTTGTTGTAAATTGTCGGCTGACTGACCTGCGCGGATCGTGAGTGGTAATGGTTCATAGTCACGGTAGACTTTATCTTCGTAGCGCACGCGCACACCATCAGCATGATTGCGCACAAAACGATAGTCTCGGCTGAAAGATGGATGCTTGATTTCGATACATTCAAGGCGTACATCGTCATGGCGGCCGCGCAACCAATACTCCATTTCTTTGATTGTCGCCATTACAGACCTCCTAATGCATCTGGTAGATCTTCGTTAACAAGTTTTGCCAACTTTTGGAAGTAAAGTTCGATTTGACCTTCTGTCATTTGATATAAGGTTGAGATTAAAATATCGTTGTCGAGATCATATTTGATGGGCTTAGCAACCAGTGACAACTGAACGGTAAATATCTGGTCGCCAAGTGGTTGTACTGGCATAGAGTCACCAACAATGCGGCACTCATACCACTTGTGATCAACGTCATCTAATAGTAGATATGCTAAAAATGGCAGCCCCTCGTAAGCGCGTGTGAAGGCTAAGAAGTACTGCCACTGTGAGCGGACACATTTATAAGTGACGTTAGCTCGATGCACTTTCCCCACACTATCTTTACGTTCACGTGGCAAGCCAACGATGGTTTCGGTGCTAGCAACATTACGCGAAAGACTGAAGGAGTAACCATCACGCAGCGGTTTTAGCATGAACTTTGGTATGTCTGCCATGATTTATCCTAATTTTCGCTGCAAGTGATAGTTATTTCTGAGTGCCTGATTGGTTGTGCTGTAGGGGTCGTTGATTTGTTGTGCCATCGCTTGTGGTAGACGCTGGTCTAGCCGTTTATCGATACGCATTTCGATACTGCCATCGTTATTGACATTGGTGGCCACATCTACTGGAGCATTATTTGTCATATAAATAATGACACCCTGATTGCGTTTATTGCTCTCATACGTACCGTTATTCATCGATTCAAGTTCTGATCGATATTTTGTAGTCGCGGCTGCATGTGCAACAAATTCTTTACCGTGGACGGGCCCAACTGGCATATTGGTAGGATAGTCGCCCGTATAACCGCCTTTCATAAAACCTTTCGGGTTTAGAGCTTGAATGGCGGCAGGTATGATACCTGTTTGCAACGTAGTAGTAGCAACGGCAGGTATATTGGCAGGGAATGGGGCTGACCCCCATGCTTTTGCGATCGCGGTAAAACTGGCAGATTGCGCACTGGCAAAATCAAAGGCTTTTTGAATCAAGAACATGCCTTTATAGCCTTTGCTAGTCTCTCCTAAAGCCATTCCAAATAGGGCGGTGATGCTGCCTAGATTAGCGGCTTGCCGTTGCAGTTCCAAATCTTTGGACGACTGATTGAAGTTCTCTGTCAAGGCTAAACGTGCTTTTTCAGCCTGTGCTTTTTTGTCTGTATGCGTCTGCTCATACTTATCAACAATAGCCATTTTTTTATCGTATGCAGCGCGCAATTTTTCCGCTTCAGTCTGAGGGCCATTTACGTCTAAGCCGTCAAAATCCACACCGATAGATTTTTTATCAGCTTGGTACTGTGCGGCTCTACCAGATATTAAATCAGTCGCCTTACTACGCATTTTATCGCGTTCATCTTGCCATTTATCAAACCTTTCTTTTAGTGCATTAGTAGCTTTCAGTTGTGATTCTAGTTGTTGCAACGCCTCGGCTTGTTTAACCCATTCATTAATACGAGCCTGACTAGCGCCTTTAAATTTGCCAGCGTTGATATCGTACATTAGGGAAGATAGTTCACTAGTGTTGCCAAATAAAGCAATGCGTTTTCTAAAGCTATCAATACCGTCTTCAACAGCTTTGGCCGCTTGCTCGGCCATTCGCTGAGCTTCGGTGACGACCGCCTTAGCACCTTTCTTTATGCCAACGGCCATGCCTTCCGCAGTCTGTTCTCCAACTGTTTTCATGACACGAGATGGTGAACGGATGTTAAGAACGCTCTTAGCTTTAGCGACAGCACTTGATGCCATGTTACCGATTGCACTAGCGACACCACTTGCGCCTGCTTTTATGCCGTTAATTAAGCCATTTATAATTTGCTTGCCGATTGTCAGCATTTTGCTAGGTAATTGACTTAATGCAGTTGTGATACTTAAACGGATACTATTAAATGCTGTTACTGTGTTTGTCTTAATATTATTCCATGCATTGCTTACTGCTTGTTTTGCAGATTCAAGACTAGATTTTATCGAAGCTGTAATAGCAGCCCATTTAGTGTTAGCCCATGCGTTTATCTCATCCCAATTTTTGTACAGAGCAACGCCAATAGCTATCAAACCTGCAACAGCGACAACAAGAATACCAATAGGACTAGTGACAGCAGCAAGCGCAGCGCCAAATGCCCATGTTGCAGTGGCAGCCACAGTGCTGATCGCGCTCCATGTCACTGTGGCAGCTGTCATTACGGCTGTAGAAACGGAAGCAGCAGTCGCAGCAATAGAGCTGGCTATAAGCGCAGCATTGTGAATTAATAATATTGCAGATACACCGCCTACAACGCCACCAAGTACCATAAATAAGGCTTTGTTTTCGCTAATAGTCTGCTTTATGGTTTCCCAATGTTGATAGACAAGCACACCAGCCGCAACTAAAGCGCCTAATGCAATGATAGTTAGTCCCATTGGACCAGCTAGAGCGACATAAGCCAATTTCAAACCGTCAATTGTAGTCTTCGCGGCTGTAAAACCATCAACAGCAAGCTTTAAGCCAACTGCTGTAGCAATTAAAGAGCCGCCAATGAGTGTGATTTGTTGAATTAATTCAGGATTAGCAGATGCCCAGGTGCCTATGGTTGCGACCATAGGTGTCATGTTTAGTAGTAATTCATTTAAAGCTGGTATAAAGGCTTCACCAACACTTGCGACCACACCATCGATGTTGTTCTTAAATAAGACCATTTTATTAGCAGTTGTGTCGCTGATTTTCTTAAACTCGACATCCATTGAGCCAAAGTAATCCTTGGTTGAGTTGACCGTTTCACCAAGAAGTTCCCAGTTATTTTCTAGTACGCCCACACTGCCTGCGAGCATGGTAATATCATCGCCGAACTCCTTACCAATAATTAAGGCGTTCGTGCCGATGCGTTTAGATTCCTCCAGATCATTAATAGCATCAAGATAAGTAATAATTGCTTGCTTACCATCAGTTGCGACCAGTTTACTGAAATCATCAATATTTAATCCTAACTGCTCAAATCCGATTAACTGAGACTTAGTCGCATAGTCTAATGTAGAGAATGATGTTAGTAGTGAGTTGACTGCGGTAGATGCAACCTCAGCTGGTTTACCCATTGCAATCAATGCACCTGTTAAGCCTAATGTTGCATCCTCTGACAGTCCATAGACTTTGGCGACACCGCCAACACGTAGCAGTGAATCAATGAGCTGGGCAGCGGTAGCAGGAGTGTTGTTGGATAGCGTATTAATCGCATCGCCAAGCCGGTCAATATTTGCAATTGGTATCTGAAATACATTAGCGATCTTTGCCATGCTATCTGCAACTTGCTGAGCTGGTAGATCAAAAGCGACACCCATTTTTGCCATCACTTCGGTAAAGTGAACTAGGTCTTTTTCTGCGATGCCCAGCTGACCGCCAGTAGCCGTGACGGCCGCTAATTCTTCAAAAGTCTGCGGAATCTGCGTGGTCAATGCTTGCAACTCTTTACGCATATTTGCCAAGCCGTTGCTAGTTGCAAATTCTACGGTCTTATCAATCTCAGCCATTGAGCTTTCAAACGACATGGCTGTTTTGATTGATAATGCGCCCATACCAGCAAGCGCAGCGCCAACTCCCAGCGCCATTTTGGCGGCATTGGTGCTGATATCATTGAACGCTGACTTGCTGTTTTTTCGTGCTTTGCGTAGCTCGTTATTATAGTTGGCAGTATTTGCCTCCATGATTACTTGGATTCTACTCAGCACCGAAGCCATGACACCCTCCTATGATTTACTTGCAATTTTTTGTTCGTTAACTTTCGATGCTAAGAAATCTCTTAACGCAGAGACTTGTTTATGTGCTTGTAGCCTTTTTTCACGCTGTCTTTCTTGTTCTTTTTGCTCAGGTGTTAACAATCGGTGGTCATATAACATAAAATCTTTTATGGTTTTCTTGTCTTTACCTGCGTAATTTTGCATACGCAGAGAGGCAAAATGCATGTCTAATAACTCCCCACCAAATGGCTCTACGTACAAGTTAAAAGCTTGCCACTCAGTCAGCTCACGCGCGGTCATATTGTTTTCTATCCACTCGACCGTTTTGCCCAAATGAGCGGCTAGCCTGAACTTAAATATACGTAAAGGGTGGGCTATTAGTTTTTTGTGACTTCTTCTTGATTTTCAGGTTTTAGGGCATTGAGCTCGCTTGAGAAGTCATAGACTTTTGAGACAATGGCTGCGGGGAAGCCTTTGACCATTTCGATATCGTCATCATTAAACTCTAAGACGCCATCGGCATCACAGACTGAATAGACAAAGATAGTGGCTCGAACACCATTTGTTTCTACTTCTTTTTGCATCAGCCCTTCCAATCCCTCACGCTCAGCAGCACTCATCACTTTGATGTATACGTCACCAAGTTCAGGGATAGGCAATATTTTTACGCTGGTTTTTAATTGCATGAAATCCGCTTTACTTAGTACTTTTTTAGAGGCTTGTTTGGTCATTTGATTGCTCACTTATGATTTAAAAATAAAGAAAAAGCGCAGAGCTGGTTAATGCTCTACGCTTTTGATTAATGTTGACGCTGGTTTATTTGATTACTAAGGTGTTTGAGTGATTTCTGAACTGATGACTAGGACACCCTCAACTTTGAGCATGTCTTTTTGTTCTGCCATAAGATTAAATTCTTTAACCATACCGTCAAACACGTAACCTTCACTGGCGGCGGCAGGATCAATAAATTCAATTTTATTTTTAATGACCGTGGAATTTTTGTAGGCGGCTTTCAATTCCATGTGCTGCGGATCGGTCGGTACATAATACAAGGTGAACGGTATTTCTGATGTCTCTCTAAAGTTGGGCACTGCGTTTACAGTAGAGGTGGCATCAGTCGGCGTGACATCGACGACGACTTTAGTCAGCTTGGGCATCTCCATTTCATTTAAAAACTCTACTTGGTTGAACGTAGGGACATCATCAGTCGCGATGCTCCATTTAAACTGCACATTTACTAATTCATCAGCGGATATAGCCATAATCATCACTCTCTTATTGGTGGTAGGGTAGGGTTGCTTAATTGGTTTGCCAGATATGACACTCGATGCTTTGTCTGTATAACCCAGACTTCTCATCGTGGAGGTATTTACGGCTGTCGTAGTAAAACGGCTTTACGTTATCTTTCAGGATATTGATCATTTGATTGGTGGTGTCTTCACAGTCGTCATAGTCGTTGTGATACACATCTAGCTGCATATAAGCCAATTCTCGACCTGTATATCCTGCTACGACATTGGTTGCATTGGTATTGAGTACGGTATAGACCAGATACGGTGTGCCTGTTTCGCCCTCTGGTCGGACCAATGGATAGACTTTATCGTCAAAAAATGCGCCTAGGACGCTATAGATAACCTCGCTTGCTTTCATTTATTACGCCTTTTTATCCAATCATGACTTTATCAATTTCAGCTTTGAGCACTTCTTTAAACCTTTCAACGCCTTCTTCGTGTTTACTGTCTGCGGCAGGTCTGATAAATGGGGTAGGTGCGATGCTGCTGGTCCCTGTCTCTAAAAAATACCAATAAAAGCCTTTGGCTGAGACAAACAGACCAACTGAAGGTTTTGCGGTGTATCGCATTTGCTTGGATCGGATTTGTTTTTTTAGCACGCCTTTATCGACGGGAGCGAGGCGTTTGGCTTCTTTTTTAATGGGTGCGATACCAGCGTTCAGTGCTTTTCGCATGACCTTGTTTTTGGAAGTGTCGATCAACCTATCAAACTGTCTGTCTAGCTGGTCCAGTCCATCTATTCTGATCGATGCGCTCACGATGAATCCTTATTTTGGACAATAAAAAGCCCCATCGGATGATAGGGCTATTGTTACGGTCGATTAGTCGTAGTTAGCGACGGTTCAGGGATAAGAATTGCGTCATGTTATAAGCACGTGAGGCTTATATTTGAATGGTTTTATTTATTGTTAAATATATTATAAAGCAATCTATTCCATGCTAAACCTAAGTCAATAAAAGCATAGGCAGTCGTTGCGGTATGTGTTTCTAAAGCTAATTGCTCAAGCTCATCAATCCGGCTGTCGATACCACATCTTATGATTTTTAACATCATAGTTCTCACTCATACTTAGAACTTAATAGCTTACCATCTTCGTCAAACTCACACATTGCAGTGTGTTTTGACTCAGCATTGAATTGATTTTTTGCGTAAAACTGGAACCATAATTCGTGATTAGTTTCTTTTTTATATTTTAGGTTGCTGTGGATAATATCCATTGATCGCGGATTATTTAGTTTAGTTTGTATATCAACCTGACAGTCAGTAAGCAACTCGGCCTCAGATCTATCACCTAGATTCGGTATACCGCTAAGTGTATTTACTTTCTTTTCTTCTGGCTCGGTTTCAGTATTCTTTACTTCGCTCGAGCCGCACGCTGTTAGAAATAAAGCTATTGATAATGCTGCGATAGTCTGCTTCATTGTTATTACCTGACTAATAGTAAAATAATGTCTGAGTATATTACGAGTAAAAACATTAGTCTATCAATCACAGAAACAAACTAGAAATAATCAACTATTTGTTTTTGTACGACACACTACGATTTTTTTATTGTCTTTTGGCACAGGCATTATCCCTAGTACTTCATAAACAAAGCCACTACCATCTAACACCTGTATCTCATCGCTTGCTTTAATGTCCGTTGCCGTATCGACAAGTATTTTTGCATCTACTGACGATCCAGCGGCATGACCTTCTACAAAGTCCCGAGTGCTGATGGGTAGTAGCTCACACCACGTCTGTGGCATGACGCTATTAGTAGACTTAACGGCGCCAGTGTTGGTTCTCGTTGTGATTTTTCGCACGACACCAATTGGTGTACTAAGCCGACCTCGGCTGATTTTCGCCATGTCATACTCCCATCTTGCGATATTTTTTAAGCAGTCTGTCAAGCGCGTAGTTCATGTGCAGCTGCTCAATTTGCTGTGCTTCTCGGTTTTGGTACAAGTCACCGATGACAAGTAGGGCGGCGTGTCTTAATGATTCAGATAATTGGCCGGACGGTGTTAAGCAGATATCCTCTGTTAGCTCACGATCTAGCTCATCAGCGATTAATTGAAATGACGTAGGTATAAGCCACGCAATATACGTATCATCTATCTCATGTGTGACACGCAGGTGCGATTTGGCTTGTTCAAGCGTGATAGATGCAGTGATCATAGATGATGCCTATATTGAGTTAGAATAAAAAAGACCGCTGGCAGAATTTCCACCAGCGGCTAGGAGAAGCGTTTCAAGTAATAGTTACCTAATCTTATGGTCCGACGTTAACTAGGTCGCCCGTCACAGCTGCATCAGGCATGACGACACCAAAGGCAGCGCGCATTTCAGCACGTACCGTCACTAAGTTTTTGCGGAAGTTATCACCATCTTCAGTAGACAGCTCAACGGTCGCATCTTGGCGAATATAGCCTTCAGTTGCCATGGTGATGTTGCCGACCCAGTATTTGCCAACTGGCATCGATGGTGACTGGCTAACCGCCAAGCCCCAAACGAAAGGTTGAACTGCTGCGCCTGGCGAACCAAATAAGTAATGGCCATCGGTGCCTTTAGCCTGTTCAATCTCTGCCCAGTCTTGCGGGTTCAGAATAACCGTCTCAGGAGGTAAGAAGTTAGCATAAGCTTTTGCTTTTGCAGAACTGATGGTATCGATAGCATTGTCGTTGGCAACGATGGTCAAGCTGTTTCCAGCTTTCATCAGGCCTTTGAAGCTTTTGGTGTCGCCATTGATGACCAGATATTCAAGCTTTAGACGCAAGCCGTAAGACATGCGACCTTCGATATAAGCAGCCAGTGCCGGCGCATCATCTAACACCTGATTGCTAACACGTACCCAATGAGCAATAACGTCAATTTCTAATGAATCAGGACCAAACGTAAGGCTTGATTCAGGCTTAAGCTCACCTTCAGCCACGATATCAGCCATGAAGGTGACAGCACTTTCACGTACATAAGGAATAAGTGGTACTGACGTTGGTATCCAATTGATCATATTGACCAGCGTCAGCGGATTACTAGCGGGGTTAATTATTCTGGCATCGTTGATGTTGCCAGCCGTGTTGATTGTGCCAAGCATGACGGTGTTACGTGCAGAGACACCATCAATCTGTACTTTGCCACGTGAATGCTTAATTGCTTTAATTTCTTGACTGATACCTTCGTTGCGAGAGAGTAGGCCACCAATGCTGTTTGCGTCTAGCTCACCGTCTTGGACACCGCGTACCATCTTTTGCTCAAACTCTTCAAAGCGGGCTGATAGGTCACCGACTTCTTTTACACTGTTCTGTAGCTCAGTGATAGCATCACGAGTTTCTTTGTCATCTTTGTTTTCAGCAAGTAGCTTTTGCTTTTCTTCAATAAGCTTGTCGAGTGTGGTTAAGCGACTTTTGAGCTGAGTCGCAAGTTTTTCGTACTCATCTTTGGAGCCACCAGCATCACGAGTCATAACACCCGCACTAGGCATAGCACCAGCAATAGTAGTGGTTTTAAAATCGCGCATAATATTTTCCTTTAGGCAAGAATTTAGCTACCAGATGGCAGCTTTATTGAGGGTTTGGTTTAGGTTACTTATCTAAAAATGCAAACGGGTCATCGTCTTTGCTAGTATCATCAGCGCGAGTGCCCATGATGCTATCGAGTTTGGTAATAAAGTGCCTTGCGTCCGCTTCTTCAAGTCCGAGCTGGGTCAACATATCGCAGGCGTCACGCTCATCAGCTAAGTTATTGATGGTCTCAGCTTGACGGTTAAGCCTTGCATTGCGATCCGATGGTTCATCAACAGGACTAATTTCGTATAAATCTGCCCGATTGATAAGAATATGATCACCCATATCTTCTACATCGATATCATTGACCGGATAAAATGCAATTGACAACCCATCTACTGTCTCATGCTTAACCATAGCGCTAACATCATTGGCTAAAGACAGCCCTGGTGTAAATTCACCTTTTACTCTAAGGCCAATATCATCTTCGACAATTTCAATGTATTTACCAATTCGCATAGCAGCACGGGCGTCAAACATATTTTTCCAGCCATGGTTGTAGTACATATGTACAGCTTTCTCTTTACTTTCAAAGCGAGCTATCATATCGGCAAATGCACCACGAGCAAATTTTTCGCCGTAGGTATTGATGCTGTCCCATTTGACTGCATACCCTTCAAATATATGGGTATTACTATCACCATTTTTAGGTTCTACGAAACGTATCTGAGCATCGTTAATTGCCAAGCGCCGGGTCTGTACTGACTCTAATAGCTCACTGCGTCCATCGCGACAGTGCAGCGTTTGCAGTGAGTGTTTATTCATTGCTGGTATCCTTAGTTTGGTCTAGTAAAGATTGTTTAGCGACTTGGCTAAGCGGCGCAAAGCCAAGTTGCATATATAATTCATCGCCGCCTTCGACTGGCTTCCAACCTTCAGCGCGACGTATTTCATTAGGGGTACGCTGACTACCGGTGATTTCAGTGTTATACATAGCGACACGGTCGCTGCGATTAGCACGTAAGATAGCGTCAGCATCGATCTCAAATTGATACTTATCCCAATCTTGTCGTGGTATCAGCGTCGTCAGCATTGATAATTCAAGGCGCTCAAGGTAGGGCCGCAAGTTAAATTTGTGGAATGCTTCGATGATCGCTGAGATACCGCTGCCCCAGTTGCTTGATTGCGTACTGTCGTTAATCAAAATACTAGGCACACCGAACATACGGGCGATTTCTTCTAAGCTAAAACGGCGCGTAGCCAACAGTTCAATATCACTAGGCGTCAAACTGATGGCTTCAAACTTCATATCAAGTGGTAGCACTGGCATAAAGGTTTCGTCACCACTTGTTAATTCGCCCATCTCTTGTCTAAGAGCTGCGCGTTGCTCGGCAGTAGGATTGCCCTTTGTCATTAGTGCGCCGGTTGGCTTGGCACCATTACGCATGAGCGAAGTTATTTTATCGTCTGAGGCATCTGCTACAGCGACAGCTTTAGCAGCGTGTTGCAGCGGTGATAAGCCTTTTATGCCGTTACCAAACAACTTAACATGCCAAATATCAGACTCTTTGTAGTCACGACTGAATGCAGATGTAACTTGATGTCGATAAGTGAGCTCATCATTCTTTAAAATGACAGTCATGTTAGAAGAGTTAATGATATCTAAACTGAGAATACGAGAGTTTTTATCACCTATCCTGGTGATCCTGACGTATGCATTGCCATCACTGACCAAATTGAGCATCAATTGTTCCATGAACTCGATGCGGTTCTGCCGTTTGTTGGGCTTATATCTCAGCAGTTTCATGACGTCATGATCTGCTTTGGTATCTAAATAACCATCTTTGTCCTTTGTATATAAATCAATGGGCATACTAGCGATGGTTTCGGCAAGCAACCTGATTGACGCAAAGACCGCAGTGACTGTCATCGCTGAATCAAAGGTAACGGTCTTTGCTGTCTTAGTGACAGTGCGAGTAGCGTTTTGGTTGCCGTCAATGGGGTCACGCGGCGCGTAACCAAACCATGCAGCGACGGTTTGTATGATTGCCATGTTATCCCCTGAAGCTTACAAAGTCGTTTAAGTAGTCGCCAAGCTGTGTCTCAAAATCTTGGCTCGGTAAATCGCCTGTTTCGTCGTAGTACTGGGCACGATTGGTTGCGATGATTGAAGCAACTGCGCCATCAATCTTGCTAGCATCTGATTCTTTACGTGGGAATATATTGTCGTTAGCATCCTTTTTGACAGTGACGTTGCCCATACACCAACGCAATATAGGGTTACCATCATTGAGTACCCGCTTTGCAGGTAGCAGCGCACCAATATGTTTCATTGGTTCACTAAGATAGGCGACGCGCTGCGGAACTTCGACCATGTTGATACCTTGTTCATTAAGCCGCATGGCTAAATACGTGGCATTAAAAGGGTCATAACCTGTTTCTTGGATATCGTAATTTGCAGCATCATCAACAATATCGCGCTCAATGCGCTCAAAGTCTGTAATATTGCCATCGGTAACAGTTAGCCAGCCTTGGCGTTCCCATTCAATAAAGCGTTTTTGATTGGGATTGTTAGCGTTGTCGAGCTGCGCACGGTTGATATAAAAGTTCGCAAACAAGTAATAATATGACTCACCGTCTATCTTTTTCACAAACAACTTAACGCGTGATGCCAAGTCAACTTTAGATGCCAGATCAAGACCGCCAAAGCACGGGTAGTTTTTAAACTGTTCGGGTTTTAATGTTTTGTCGGTAGCATCGTCCCAGTCTTGCATGTTGAGCCAACCGCTGCGAGCAGCTACCCAAACGCATAAATGTTTGGTCAAAAAGTCAGCTTGCGAGTCAGGGCTGATAGCAGCACGTTGATATTCTGCTTGTAGTGCTTCTTTATGTACTGATACGCCGTAGTTAGGATTGGCTTTACGCCAGCTTGCAGGGTCACGCCAATCATCTGCGTCATCTATTGTGTAGATAATGCCAAAGTAACGGTCGTGAGATTCAAGCCCTGATAAAACCTTAGTGACCAACGTGCGTTGCTCGTAGCAAACGCCATCTAAGATGAAGCCAGCTGTCGTAATAGCAAATAGCAAGGGCTGTTCACGCGCTCCCATACCCGTTGCCATGACCTCGTAAGTATCGTTTGATTTGTGCGCGTGTAGCTCATCAATGATAGCGCCATGAACGTTGAGTCCGTCCAAGTTGCCACCGTAGTCACGGCTTAACGCTTTGAACGTGGATTCAGTCGAGACAGAGCTGACTGCATGAGCTGCGACGCTTATACCCATTGCCTTTTGCATATCTGGGCGTTTTCGCACCATGCCCTGTGCGACTTCAAAGACGACACGTGCCTGGTCGCGAGTAGTAGCGGCTGAGTAAACTTCCGCACCCATCTCCCCGTCAGCGAAGCATAAGTAAAGTCCGATGCCGGCAGCCAACGTTGACTTTGCATTTTTGCGGGGTATTTCGACATACGCATAACGAAAGCGGCGTTTGCCGTCAAAATCTACCCAGCCAAACAAGTTAGCCACGATGAATATTTGCCAAGGCTCAAGCAGTATCAATTCGCGTTTGTTTGCCAGCTCACCTTTGACGTGTGGCAGCAGCTCTATAAATCGGCAAGCTTTCGCAGCCAGTTGGCTGTCAAATTCAAACTCAAATGCAGATTCATTCTTTGCGCGTTTAAGATCCGTTAGGTGACGTTGACACGCCTGACGTACATAGACACACGCATCGATAGTGCCGTCGATTACATCCGTTGCGTATTGCGCCGCGATATTAGCGTAGGCAATAACATCGGACATAGTTTTTTAACCTTGTTTAAACTCCCCAAATTCACCATCGCCAAATAAGTTACCTTGAGCGACATCGACTTTGATACTGGAGCGTGCAGCAGGAGATAGACCAAATTCGCGGCCTAATGAAATGAGCTGTTTTTGTAATGTGTTGCGTATACTGACCAAAGCAGTCTGTACTTGAAAACCGTTAGGCGTTGTGCCAATCCAAGTATCAACATTCTCAAGCTTGGTACAGACGTCACCATAACGGGCCGACGTCTCGGCATACGCGCCAAACAAATCACCATCGATAACTGATAGCAATCCAAGAGCGACTAATTGCGGCGCTATCTTGTCCCACTGTTTGCGTGATTTAGCGTCGAGCCAATCGGGGCAGGGTGGTATAGCTAGTGTTGGTTGAGCAGCGTTGCTAGCAGCTTCACGGTCGCTACGGACACGGCTGCCTTGCAACACTTTGAGCTGCGTCGGTTTGCGTGGACGAGACATAGTGTCACCTGAGAATAGTTATTGTTTGAAGGGGTATACCCCCTATAGGGTTTTGACCATGCGAAAATTCTCTTGGGGGCGGTGGTCTCTGGGGGCAATCGTGTTTACTTTTTACCCCACCCTGCCTTGAGCTGGGCGACCTGATAGTCGGATAATTTATTATCGATGGTCGTTGTTTTGATTGAGTGACATGAGTAACAGAGTGGTTGCCAGTTTGTCTGATCCCAAAATAGTTCGTGGTCGCCACGATGGGGAATGATGTGATCGACTACGTCAGCGCCTTTGATGATATTTTGCAACATGCAATTTCTGCATAATGGTTCGTCAGCTAAAAACAATTCACGCGCTGATCGCCATCGGACATCGTAACCACGTTGGGAGGCAGATAGTCTATGGTCGATACGCTTAAGCTTGGCGGGTTCAGCTTGTTTAATTTGGTTGGGCGATTGACGCTTAGGTTTTGGCTTGTGCATCTTGCAAACGCCGTTAGCACCAGCACTCGCGTTGCAACCTGAATGGCTACAAAGAGTTGTTGGCATCATCGGCATAAAGATTGTCCAATAAAAAAACCCACTGCGAGGGCAATGGGTTTTTTTGAGTTATTTAATTGTCTGCTTTATGATTGGGCAGGAACTTCGAATATGAGAAATCTTATGTGAAACTGTTCCATTAATCAAGTAGCCTCTGAATAGCCAACCACTTGTAATTGTATCTTAGCTCCCGCTGTTGCTGCGTTCTGGCTCATATCATTTAATATAAAATCGATGTGATCAGACATCTGATTACGGGACCAAGTTGCTTTAGGTATATCCGCAAATGCAGCGCGCTCGTTACCACTCCAAGCATAACCAATCGTTTCGTTGATTGGATACTGACATTCAGCTAATGCGGTACAAACTATTCTATTAATATATTTTCTTGGTATTGGCTTGGCCAATAGCTTGTTCGCATAGATATCTTGTAACTTCGATTGGATAGACGTATCAAAGCCGTCATTCAGATAGTGATAGCAGAAAGACTCAATAGGTGTGATGTTTGCATAAGCCTCAGCAGCTGCTCGTAAGTACTCTTGACGCATGATAAATATCCCCGTTATTTAGATTCAATATAGGATCGTGTGCATAGTTACGTCAAGATGTGCATAGTTGATTTTAAACTATGCACGTCTGAACCCTTTGGCATTACTGGCTTGTAAGACTGATGTTCATAGTGTGCATAGTGTGCATAGTTATATTTACGCACGAGGATAAAAATATTTTGTTGTTATCTTAGGTTGATAATAAAAATAAATTATTTCCCGCGCGCGCATACGAAAAAACCCTGCACACTATGCACAGGGTTGCTATAAGCTATATAGGGTAAGGGCTGTAGACGTGCATAGTTGTATTTTAAACTATGCACATGGGGTGCACACTATGCACATGGTTGGCTATTTGGGGTCAAGTTTATGACCGATAGCGTTCTTCATGAGCTGCATTTCTTTGCCAAGCCATATTTGTTGGTTGTCTGATTCAGCCGTTGGGAAGCTTGTCGGCATCTTGATAGCAATAACCGTCGATTGTATAGGTCTTTTGCTGTTAGGCAGTTGATATCTTAGTCGCTCTTTATGCTCACGTCTACCAATATATGTCATTAATTTAGTTTTAGTAGTGCCACGTTCGCCGCCTTTACGGCACCAATATTGATAGTAGTCGTAAAGATCGTCAGTTAAGCAGCTGCAATAAGGTATACCAGCCTCACCTATTACCCAGTCATCATAGAATACTTCCCAGTTTGGTTGGCTTAGGCGAATAAGCTGACGCTTGCTGTTGGTCATGATTGCTGGTGTGTGTGATGTTTGGCCATTAAGTTCTATTTTCATGAGATAAGTATAGAAAGCACGTAGCATGTTGTCATTAGTGCTATCTAGCGCATCTGCGACTTCTTTTAAAAGGGGTGCGGGAATCTTTTGCTTTGGATAGCAAACAACATGGCGACGGTCATTCTGTTCAAGAGATAAAGGCATCATATTGTTAGACAAGAATATCGCATTGACGTAGTTATCTTGCTTCCAACCACTCATGAATTTCTGATTGATATAGATAGTGTTACCTGTAATCAATTGCTTGACCATACCCATTTGAGAGTATCTATCAGAGCCGCTAAATATCTCTTCAAAAAGTGCATAGAGCTTGTTTGACACCCAGTCGTTATACTGAGACTCAAGCTGACCTTGCCCTAGTATCACACCATAATCACCATAGATGCGAGTCATAATGCGGTCAAAAAACAGCGACTTACCTGCACCTTGTATTTCACCATGAAATATCAGCGCAGTGTCCAACTTAGTGCCAGGGCGTTGCAATGGTATAGCAAGCCATCTAATAACCCAATCATAGATCGTCTGGTCGCCTTCGCATAAATGCAAAAGCAAGTCAGTAATAGGCTTACACATAGCAGCCGCTTCGTCGATTTCGATTTCAACAGGTTTAAGTGGTAAGCCATCGAATGTGTTGATAGCAATATCATTCGGATTTTTAGGCTCTTTGGTGCGGGTAGGGTCAAACCAAATATTGTCTGATTTAACAGTGATGCGAGAGTCTGATTTGAGCCAAATATCATACTCATTAGGTCGTGCAAGTTTGATGGTATCGACAGGCAAACGGATACGCTCAACGTCATCCCACACTTCTTTGGTGCCATAGATAAGGAAGTAACGTTGAAACATTGATTGAGCTTCGACTGCAAGCATGACATCAAGGTCTTTGGCAACTTCGGACTTTGTTATTTTTCGGTGTGGTGCTTTCCACCATAGGTCAGCTAATTTCTTATTACCGATTTCATTGGCGAACTGAGTCTTTGTATATTCAATCTTTTGCTCAGTGTCATAGACTTTATTCGTCACTTTGCCAATGTCGGTGATTTGAGCATAGCGTTTTAGCATATTGGCCAAACGCATTTCTTGTTCGACGTCAGTGGGTACGTTGCCGTTGTGTGAGACAGTAGGGGTATCAACAACACTATGATCGTCATTCGCAGCTTGCGTTACGATTGATTTGTTAGCTAGCGCATACTTGATTTGGCGCGCTACTTCGTTGAGTCCAGCTGACGCTGCGAGGTCGTTAAAATCTGAGTGTTGTTTGTCTTGCATTACGCTGCGTCCTTATCCATATCTACTACATCAAAACTGGGTACAACCAATTCGCCATTAACTGCTATTGCAGCAAGTTTGCCATCACGTATGCCCGCATTGTACTCAACGAGTGGTTTTGGCTCTTTGCCCTCTGCTATGTCTTTATCACGCATCTTAAGTGCAGTCGCACTATCGTCATCAGCACAGATAATAATGCGATGATCGGGATATTGAGCGCGTATTGCTTTGGCTACTGGTATCAAATTATGTGCGTTAAATGCCACGATGACAGGCAAGCTATAGCTCATAGCATCAAACACAGTAGCGGCAGTAGCATAGCCTTCGCAGATTAGTATCACTCCACCACTGAACATTGCCGCGCTGCCAATCGTAAAGTAAGCACCGCTGACTAATCCACCTTTTAAAAACAGCTTTTCGCTATCAGGTGCAATAGTTTGCACATTGACCAACGTGGTTTGTTGTTTGTCAGGATTGTAGTAGTACATGGGGATAATGAGGTTGTCACTACTATCTTGGCGTAATCCAATGGCTGAAACGTTTTTGTGTAGTAAATAAGGATGATCATCAGCGGCAGGCTTTGCATTATCCCAAAGGCTTTGAGCACGGCTAGCAGCATCAAGACGGGCTTGTCGCTTCTCAGCTTTCTCTGCTGCTTCACGCTCAACTTGCTGGGATTGCCATTGTATACGCTGCTCATCAGTGACCGTACTGGTCGCATCAAGACCGACTGCCCCAGCAATTAACTTGTTAGTGTCGTATACATCAAGTCCAGTATATTGCTGCACAAGCATAAAGCCATTACCAGCACCGCATTGTGAGCATATCCAAGTGCCTTCGCCGCGCTTATCATCACAACGGAATCTATCGTTACCGCCGCACATAGGGCAAGCCTGATGCTGATGAGCCGGTTGATTAAAGCTAATGCCAGCAGCGGGGAATACGTGAGTGACCCAGTTGCCAACTGCTGCATTGGCAATCGCATCAAAGTTAAGTGGAGGGCGTTTATTTGTCATTATTTCTCTCCATATTAATACGCGCATTTTCAACGATGGTTTGAATATGACGTTGCAGCGCTTGAGCGTCTTTTTGTATGCTTGCAAATTCATCAGGCTCAATGATCTTGTCGGCATAAGCGTCCAATGACGTGCTGTTTAAGTCCGCAAACTTTTGACCGAGCATCGCAATATCAAAAATCTCATCGGATTGGTTATCCGCATCAGGCAGCAAAAACCACGCCGCATTGCCGTGTGCGCAGCAGATAGCATCCATAATTAATGGTGACTGGGTTGCGCTTAGGACTTGTTCAATCAGCATGGGTGATAGCGTGTGACACGTTCGCTTTGGATTAACCTGCAAAACTGCGGTGTTGTAGGTCAGACCAAACGTCTCACAAACACTACCAAGCGTACCGCGTGGCTTCATCGCAGCTTGATAGACTGCTGCTTCGAGATCTAGTACGCAGTTTTCAGTACGCTCAGCTGCTGTATATTTTTTCTTCGACATATTCGCCTCGCTATTGTCGTGTGATTATTTCAGCAGTGTTGCTATGCTAGTTTTGGTTGAGCGCAATGGTCATTACATGCGTCAGGGAATACATCAGGTCTTAGATCATGGCAACTGCAACCTGCTACTTGGCTAAATGCGAGTACGTGCGTAGGAGCTACGCCGATATCACGATTTATCCAGTTGTTGATTTGAGTTGAGTAGGTATGGCGGATTTGCATGTCTTCAGGCAAGTTAAGATTGATAACATCGACTTGTTCGTTGATTTGTCTTACCAATTCGGCAAGGCTGCCAGATTTCTTAATTGCATCGACAATAAGTTTTTTATGATTTGACATGTTGATTACTCTTAATAACATTTGTAGCTATTAAAACATTTGTTTTAAGAGAAAGCAATATTTAATGCATCATTTGATGTTATACGACTAAAACATTTGTTTGTATAATGATTTTGACGGCTTGGGACAACCCATCGTTACTACAATACTAGCCAAATAATAGGACAATCATCATGGCATTAGGAGCACGCTTAAAGCTCGCACGTGAAGCTCGGAAAATGACACAGCAAGAATTAGCTGATGCTGTCGATTGGGACCAGGGCGCGATTGGCAATGTTGAAAGAAGAGATAGTAAATCGTGCAGATACACCGCAGCATTAGCTACTGCTTTGAATGTTGATTTGGAGTGGCTGAGTACTGGTAACGGTAAGATGCAGAAATCAGGTAATGAGGCTGTTATTATTGAGCCGTCACAAAAGGACAAATACACTGTGATCCCCATATTTACTGATGTTGCTTTGAGTGCAGATGCTGGGTCATGCCCACCTGATACTGAATTTGCAACAGGTTATACCCATATGCTTACAGATCGTATAAGAGCAGTTGGTGCTCAGCCCGATTGTATTGTAGAAGCAATGCTAGATGGCAATAGCATGGAACCTACAATCATGGATAAATCACCAATCAAGATAGATACGAGTAAGTCTGATTTTGCTATACGAGAAGGCAAGGTATATGCATTCAGCGTAGATGGTGAGTTAAAAGTAAAAAGGCTACTTAAGACCGCAACTGGTGACATCATCATTAGATCAGACAATGAAATGTATAAAGATGAAATCATAGGAAGGAAAGATTTTGAGAAGATAGCTAGGCTCATTGGATGGGTGTTTGATTGGCCACCCAATGAAAAATGGTAATTATTAACTTCTATTGTTATATTTATTTATCTAAATTATAACAAATGTATTGACGTTATTTATAACAAATGTTTTAATTATACCCGTGATCAACAACAAACGGGTATATCGTCATGTCAACGCCAAATATTCAAGACATTCTCACATCGCCACGCGCTCAAAAGGAATTTGAGCGTCTGAGCGCTATCTTAGACAACCGTAACTCTCAGCTACACGCTACCGAACAGCAACTCACTTACTCTGAGCAAAAACTAAAGAAAGCAGTAAAAAGCTATCGCCGTTTGCTGTGCATTTTTGCGCTTGGCGTAGGTGTGCTCCTTGCTATGTTGGGAGGTGCAGCATGAGCAAACTAATCAGCACTTTTAAAATCGGATTTGATGACGAAACTAAAGCTGTACTGAGCGAACTAAAAGACAAGCTAGACGCTATAAAAGGATCACTAGGTGTACCGTCGGCATTGCTTGGCAGTACCAAGCCAAACGGTGGGCTACTAGTCGCTATGGGTGATGCCGCGAATGATGCGCCTGAGTCTGAGCTTAAGCAGATGGGGCAATGGGTTTTTGAAGGGCAGGATAAAAAGTGGGCTAGTGCTCATGTCGACCAAGACGGTCAAGGCTTTCTTTGCACCGTGCCTAAGTCAATGACGATACGAGCTGACGGATATTGGACAACGAAATATGTCGGTTGGCGCGTTGGAATTTTAGATGGTGAGTTTGATGCATCAGACTGGGAAAACAGTGCAATTGATCGTGAAACTGTAAACGATGTCGATTATCTAAGCGAGACTGTGCCTGAAATAGAAGGCATGGAAGCCAGCGACATTATCATTGATGACATGGGCCGAGATTACTCACATAACTCAAATTGCTTACACGCAGTAGTGCCACACATCACCCAAGCTGACATGCAGCTTATCTTTATCAAAAACTTGTCTGACGTATTAATCCAGCGTATGCATAGCATGGGTCGCTTTAGTCATGACGATTATGTGATTGGTGGGCAGGGTGGCGACGTTATGATGCCATGGGATATTGTCTATGATATTGCTGCTGACAGGTTTGGCCTTATCACTGCGTCAGAAAAAGAACATCACAGTGCGTTCTTTTTTAAACCTTTATCAATTACGGTTGATACACCTACAGCTTTTCATAAAGACAGCCTGCTCGGTGGTGCGTTGCGCACAATCACAGAAGATGAAGTCAGTAATTTCCGTGGTGTGTTGGAGGCTCGTTATGCGTAATATCGCCAACATTAAACCAAGCGTTATCCTGGTATCTCTTATCCAAAGCGCCAAGCTCACAAATCATGTCAGCCGTACGGCTTTACGTGACTCTAATGTGAGATGGACTGCACATATCGCCAAGCCAAGATGCAACCGCGACCAGCAAGTACTGCTTGATGTCGCTGACCAGTTGCGTCTGATTATTGTGCAAGTGTCTCAGCGTCGTTGCCGTATTAATCCACCGCAATGGCCAGTGATGATCCAATTAGAAGCTGACTTACGCGCTGCGCATGTGGCAAACATCAACCTTGAGCCGTTACTTGACGTAGTAGCTGCTAATACCGACGACAGTGAGGCTGCCTAATGTTAGCACAATCGAAAAAACCTTTATTAGTCAATATCAATGGCGCTGCTCATATTGGCGTGACGACAGCCTGTCAGCGTGTCGCTATGTGTCTGAACGCTCAAGCAATCAGTACAGAAGTGATCAATGTTCGTAGAGGTGTTGAAGCTGTTGAATTTGAAGACGACTACATACTTGATAAATACAAGCATCTAGATGTGATCTTGCTAGACCGTCATCACTATACAGCATCGGCTATCAAGCGCCGGTTACACCAGCCGCTTTGGGCTTGGCAAGAGGATAGCGTAATGCCAAGTCTTAGCGTGCTGCTTAGCTGTCATGGCACCGTATACAAGCGCTTTATTAAATCTAATGAAGATAAGCGCACAGCACTGGGACATCACGAGGCGCACCTGTCATGCATAAAAGAGCATTACGGCACGCCAAATCATTATGTGCTTGATATAGACGGTAAGAATGGCCAGCTGTATGCAGCGGGTACGATTAAAAGCTTGATATTACGGGAGCTGAAACGATGAGAGTCTCGTTTGTATTAAATGCTGATCAAAATATTGACCAGGTGATCGCAAACCGCATTAGGGTTATTGAACATAATTTTGAAATGGAATTACAAAGCTTCTCTATAAAACAGATTGATAAACTGAGCCTTGATTTTGACTTTGAGTCGCTAAGTTCAGAAGAGGTCAAGCAAGCTCTAGATGGTTGGGCGTTTAATCCACGACTTGAGGTTCGTTTGGTATTCAAGGAGGTAGGCAACGATGAGTAAAACATTATCACTTAGCCGCAGAACGCATCTGTTTATCAAAGACGGCCAGTTCTTTATCAAGCTGCAACGTCAAAACCAAAGAGATTCAAAACGCGATGATTATTACATCATCAAAAAGTTTGGATTAGAACGCTTAAAAGAGATCCATGAGTGGTCTGGCAACATCATCAAAGAAAGTGAGGCAACCAATGTCAAAGCAGATTAAAAGAGTTATTTTCGCAAACAACAATTACGGCTTGTCTTGGTTAGACGTGAACACGCAAAGCTGGGAAATAGTAGATGCTTGCGGCGCTGGCCGTCACTTGGTCAATCGTGCATGTCGCTTAGCATCACGTGGAACGAAATTAGAATATCGCAATGGGTCAACGTATACGACTATCAATGCGGCTGTTGAGAGAATGGGGTAGGTATGGCTGATGATGCGGATCGCGCAAACGACTATGTTGATTTAACAATGGCTAATTACTTGAGTCATGCGCCTAAGTTTGATGAGCCGTCACTGGCTGAATGTATAGAATGTGGCGAAGACATACCCGCTAAACGCCAAGCGGTCGGTGGACGGACTCGCTGTGTAGATTGTCAAAGCGTATTAGAGAGAAGGAGATAATGATGGACGTTGTTGAAATTATCAAATCAAATGTCCCATTGGACTGGGTAACGCTTCCGCAATTTGCTAAACTTATCGGTCTACCACAAACACGTCTATACATGGCAAAAGATAAATGGCCTGAAGGCGTGGTGTGGCAAAAGATTGATAACAAGTTATATTTTAGCCTGCGGGGGTGGAATCAGTGGCTGGACCAACAGAGTATCCAACGGGCGTCCGAGTACGAGGCGACAGCGTCCAAATTAATATCCCAATCAGTGGCAAGCGCAAATACATCACTATCCCGCAGCCGCCAACGCCGAAAGGCATCAGCGAAGCGGGTAAACTACGAGCTTACTTAAAGAAAGCAGCTCGATATGGCACACTGACGCAAGCCGATGTTGACGCGGCGTGCAATGTAAAAACCAATATAATAGATGATGATAGAGCGCTGTTTGCAGACTATGCCCAAACATACTTAGACAATCTTAGCAGTGACAATACTGGTACCAGGCGAAAATATAAAGGCATTCTAACTAAGCATTGGATGCCTTTTTTTGCGGCTGTACCTATCGCAGATATCAATGCCGCTATGGTACGCAGTGCGCTGAACTCTATTAGTTTTAACGCACCACGTACTTACAATGATGCACTTATACCATTACGTGGTGTGTTTGACCTAGCGTTCTTAGATGGTGAAATCGATGATATGCCGACTAAACGAATACGTAATAAGAAAGTACAGCGTGATGATCCTGATCCGTTTCTACCAGCTGAACGTGCTGCGATACTGGATTGGATGAAAGCCAACTGGACTGGTAAAAAAGAGATATGGTATTTGTACTATAAGTGGCAGTTTTGGACCGGTTGTCGTCCTAGTGAGACATTGGCCATTGATTGGAATGATGTAGATTGGTCACATAATACTGTCAAAATCAGCAAAACATTGACTGGCGGTAAGGTTAGCCATGCTACTAAAACTTATCATATGCGCAATATTCATCTAAACGATAGGGCTAAAGATGTTTTACTCAGATTAAAGCAGCTCACTGGGCATCAGGCACGAATGTTTATCAGCTTGCACACTGACGAAGCATGGACACGTGATCAGAAATTATCAGAGAAGTTTGCCGACTCGTTGTCTGGTACTGATATGCGAGTGCGACCGGCATATAACTGTCGCCATACTTATGCGACAACAATGCTTAACTCAATGATTGAGCCTTCAGCCGCTGCATACCAAATGGGTCACGATATACAGACATTCAAAACCATCTATGCCAAATGGATAAATACCGAACGAATGAATAAAGAGATGATGAAACTGGATTATAGCGATTGACGGGTTTCTAGTTATCGCAAATTTTGCGACAAGTGGTGGCTACTGCGTCAAAACCGCGTCAATAACTAATATGGTTTTTATTTATCAAATTTTAGGCAATAAAAAAACCTGCCCGAAGGCAGGTTTAGTATATGTTTGAGACTATTTATTCACTATCCGAAAATGGTGGGGCTGGAGAGACTCGAACTCTCACACCTTGCGGCGCCAGAACCTAAATCTGGTGCGTCTACCAATTCCGCCACAGCCCCATTTTCGTTACTCTATCATTATTAGTGTTTAAACTCAAACACCATATAGAGATAGTTAACTGATTCGGTAGTGCGTCTCAGTGGTTGGCTATTATATAGAGTTTGAATATTTTGGCAACCCCTATTTGCATTTATTTTTAATTATTTAATATTTTTTTTGCTAATTTATTATAAACTTAGATTAACACACCAAGTGCAACGCTAAGTAATGGAATAAAACACCTGGTT